TAGGTCAGTCCACGCTAGATATCTGGCCTTATATCAGAACTGCTCCGGCTGATGACGCAACGGTTGTGGTATCAAGCGCAAAGGGATTGTTTCGACTAAGCACAAATCAAACAGATTGGTCAATTAACGAAGCCGCTTTTTACGGCGTAACTTTTGCGGCTATTGAGGCGATAATATGAGTAGGTCGCTTTCTAGTGGTATTATCAGCGCAATATCATCGGAAGCGATTAAGCCGTTTTTCGCTATTGAATTGCGTTTTGATACGCAGACGCTTTATTTCTGGACAGGTCTTGGAAATATTACAGTTGACGGCATAACCTATGTTGGCACTGGTCAATTTCTAAAGGTTAGCGAAATATCCGAAACCGCAGAAATATCAGCTAAAGGCGCGATGATAACGCTTTCTGGCATACCGTCAGAATTGCTATCGCTTATCTTGTCTGAACCGTATCAGGGAAGACTTGGCATTATTCGCTTCGGATTAATGGATGCCAACCGCAGTTATTTGCTAGACGAAGATGGTAACTATGTTTTGCAGGAAGATAGTTCACGCATCGATATCACAACTGGCGATCCTAATGATCTGGTCGAAATATTCAAAGGCTATATGGATCAAATGAACATCGAGGAAGGCGCGGAAACTTCGACTGTTGCGCTGTCGATGGAAAGCAAATTAATTGACTTAGAAAGGCCGCGCGTTTTGCGCTATACTGACGCAAATCAAAAATCACGATTTCCCACAGATCGCGGATTTGAGTTCGTTGAAGATTTGCAAGACAAACAATTTAACTGGGGACGGCGTTAATGTTTTATGATTGGGATATTCGGCTTGCTGATTACATCGAAAGCGTTAGGAATAGGCCGTTTGAGTGGGGCAAGTTTGACTGCCTCATTTTTGCTAATGAAGCGGTGCGTGTGCAAACAGGCAAGGGTTTCGCTAATGATTGGATGGGGCGATATGATAGCCCACAATCGTGTTATAAGCACGCTCTAGGGCTGTTAAAGGCTAACAGGTGGGATAATATAGTCGAAGCAATAGATACGCGTCTGACGCGCTTAGATTCGCTTATGCCGCATCGTGGCAATATTATCGGTCGTCAGCGTGAAGATATGTCGGTTACTGGGATTTCTTTAGGTGTCGCTGTTTCTGATCAGGTGGCATTTCTTGGGCATAACGGAATTGAATTTTCCGCACCACAAGAGGAAGATATTTTCTGGCTAATCTGATGCGCTATTTTCTCTTATTCTTTTTGATTTTCTATCCCACGGTTGTTTTTGCTGATCCGGTGTCAATCGCTATTGCGGCGGCTACTGCCGCTTCTTCAACTGCGGTTGCATACGTCACTGGCACTTTAGCAATTAGCGCAATGAGTTATTTTGCCTTAACTTTTGCCGTAACGCTTGGCCTATCTTACATATCATCATCATTACAACCAAAGCCGAAAATGCCAACCTTTTCTGGTCAGCAAGGATATCAGGTCGCCGGTATAGGCGCGGCTCAAGACCACGCGATTATCTATGGGCAAACAAGGGTTGGCGGTGTTGTTGTTTATAAAGAAGCAACAGATAATAATAAATATTTGCATCTTGTTGTTGCGATTGCCGGTCACGAATGTGAAGAAATCACAAGCGTTTATCTTAATGATGAAATACTAACTCTTGATGGTGACGGAAACGCAACTGCGCCATCTAAGTATGACGGTTATGTGCGTGTTAAGACGCATCTAGGCACTGATACGCAAGAAGCCGATGACACGCTTGTTAGCGAGTCAGATGGCTTATGGACGGTTGATCATAAGTTGCAAGGGATATGCTACGCATATATCCGCTTGCAGTTTAACGCAGATAGCTTCCCTAACGGCGAACCGGCGATCAGTTTCTTGGTCAAGGGGAAGAAAATATATAATCCAAACACCGAAACAACCGCTTGGTCAGATAATGCGGCGTTATGTTTGCGCGATTATTTAACGGCTGACTATGGTCTGGCAACTGACGACATTGATGAAACGCTGTTCGCTACTGCCGCAAATATCTGCGATGAGAGCGTTGCGCTTGCGGCTGGCGGCACAGAAAAGCGATACACAATTAACGGATCATTTACCACAGCCGGGACACCAAGAGATATTATAGATGACTTGCTTCGCGCTATGGGTGGGACAATATGGTATGCTCAAGGCTATTGGCGCGTTAAGGCGGCGGCTTACACGACACCAGTCTTATCTTTTGATGAGGATGATCTTCGGTCAGCCATTAAGATTAACACAAGACATTCGCGGCGCGATAACTTCAATACGGTTCGCGGTACATTCAGAGGCGCGGAAACCAATTATCAGGTTAGCGACTATCCAGAAGTGTCATCGGAGTTCTTTATTGATGTTGACGGTGGCGATAAGAGCGTTATTGATTTTGATTTGGGATATACCAATACATCAACACGCGCACAACGTATCGCTAAGATTGCGCTTTATCGTCAGCGTGAACAGTTAAGCGTTTCCGCTTCATTTGGGATGCGTGCGTTTCAAGTTCAGATTGGCGACATCATTAACTTAACAAATACACGCGCCGGCTGGGATGAAAAGACTTTTGAGGTTGTGAATTGGCAGTTTGTTCCAGAGGCTGATGGCTCGCTTATCGTTAATATGGATTTGCGTGAAATATCTTCTGCGGTGTTTAGCTGGGCGGCAGAAGAAAGCGCGTTTGAAACAAACAACACCACGCTTGCCGATCCGTTCGATGTGCCGCCAATCGGTGTAAATATCTCATCCGAAGCGCGTGTTATTAACGAGCATTTGACCAATGTTATTATCGCAACGGTTTCATCTGACGCGCCAGAGCGTATTGATCAGGTGGAAGTGCAGTTTAAGAAGACCAGCGAAACCGATTATCGTTTAGCCGGTTTTGGCGATCTAGGTATAACCGAAGTGCTAGATGTTGAAGATGCGGAATACGATGTGCGTGCGCGTGCGATCAATACGTTCGGGATTAAGGGCGACTTTGTTACGATCACTAATATCACGGTTGATGGTCTAGCCGACCCACCGGCTGATGTTGAAAACTTTAGCTTCAACGTATCGTCTGCCGGTATTCATCTTGAGTGGGATGCTGTTCCTGATCTTGATCTGTCTTTCTATCGCATTAGATACACGCCTGATGAAAGCGGCGGCACTTTCGCTAATGCCACGACTGCGGTTGATAAGGTTGCGCGTCCGGGGAATAGCGTCACAGTTCCACCGCGTTCTGGCACTTATCTTATTAAGGCATACGACAAATCTGGGAACCAATCCGTCAATCCGACTTCTGTCGTTGTGCGTGAAGAAGATTTAGATGTATTCGCAACAACATTAACGCAAGCTGAACATACTGCGTTTAGCGGCACAAAAACAGGTTGTTCCGTTTCATCAAGTCGTTTAAGAATAACTGATCCATCAACTGCGCCATCGACCTCGACTTATTTGTTCAGTAATTACATTGATACAAGTTCGGTTCGGGTTGCGCGTGTTAATATGGATGTTAAGGTGCTTCGGATTAATGATGCGGCAACCGATACATTTGACACGTTGACAGGATTGTTTGATAGCTTGCCGGGCAACTTCGATGATCTAACCGGTAGCACATCATTTACCGATACAAATGTTATTCAGTTTGTATCGACAACAGACGATGATCCGGCTGGTTCGCCAACTTGGTCAGATTATAAGCGTTTCAAGTCTGGTGACTTTTCTGGACGCGCGTTCAGATTTAAGGTAGAATTGCAATCGACTGCGGATGACATCACTCCGGCGATTGAGGAATTAACCGCAAAGGTGAGATATAACTAATGGCAACACACGATTATGTTATTGACAATCAGACCACACCGGCTTTTCGGTCTGATCTAAACAACGCTTTATCCGCTATTGTGACAAACAATAGCAGTTCATCTGCGCCATCCACGACTTATGCTGGGATGTGGTGGCTAGATACGACAAATAATTATCTTAAAATACGCGATAAAAATGATGCGAATTGGATTACGATTGGCGAGTTCGATGTTGCGAATAGTCGCTTTGAGTTGATTAGCAATAGCTTAACTGCGGCATCTGCGGCTGGGATTGATATATTTAATTCATCCGGCACGAAGATTATCGACTTGCAAGTTGCATCGCAAGCAACTGCGGAAACCGGCACGAACAACACAGAAATAATGACACCGCTTCGAGTGGCGCAATCTATTGCGGCAAATGTTGTCGGCTATCCGCAAGTTATTACGACATTAACAAGCGGCACAAGTTACACCATCCCATCTGGCGCACAGGCGATCTTAATTCGCGCTTCTGGTGGCGGTGGAGGTGGCGCGGTACACGCTAACCCCGGCATTGGCGGTCTTGGCACTAATAGTTATACTCAGGGTGGTGCTGGCGGCGTAACAACGGTGTCTAATGCAACACTTGGCATTAGTGTCAATGCGCCGGGTGGTTCGCGCGGCAGTGTTGGCGGTTCTATGTCAACATCTGAATGGCACACAAATCAGGGGACACCCTCTGGCGGTGATGTTTTTTGGAACGCTGGCGCGTCCGGCGGCAGAACAACAGGGAACAATTTCGATAACTCACAAGAAGATGGCGGTGCTGGTTGCGTTGTTCAAAAGTATGTTACCGGGGCGGCTGTTGGCGGCAAGACATTAACTTATTCTTTAGGTGCTGGGGGTACAGCAACAACTAACGGTGGCTCTATTCAGCCAGAACCCGGTCGTCCGGGCTATATTGAAATCACAGTGTGGTAGGTGGAAAATGCCTGATAAAAAGATATCCGAACTTGATGCGATTACCGGTTCAGCTACTGCGGCTGATGACTTCTTTATTGTTGTTGATAGTTCTGGCGCATCAACCAATAAGATTAGTCGTGCTGAATTAAATAACGCGATTGAGCAGGATGTTTTAGAGAACATCAGCATAACTAATCTAACAAGTGATCTAAACACCAACGGCAACGACATCAAATTCGGCGACAACGACAAGGCTATCTTCGGTGCTGGGTCTGACTTGCAGATTTATCACGATGGAAGTCATAGCTACATAACTGAAAATGGAGTTGGTAACTTATACATTCAGTACAATGATTTATTTTTGCAGAGTAACACTGGTGAAAACTATATTTATTGCAACAATGATGCACAAGTTACACTGTACTACGACAACTCCCCCAAACTATCCACCACCGCCTCTGGAATCGATGTGCAGGGCAGTGTGACGGCTGATGGGCTGACTGTGAGTGCTTCTCTTGCAAGTGCAGATTTAGCTTACTTTAATAACACCAATGCTACGGCTTCAGATGTGTTGCGCTTGAACACTGCTGGGGTTGGTAGTGGCACAAATATTCTTGATGTACAATCGGGTGGCACGACACGCTTTTTGGTTCGTGGTGATGGCAACGTTGGCATTGGGACTTCGGCACCTTCATATCCGCTGGAAGTCCACCGTTCATCTGGTCAGATTATTTATGCACAAGCAGATTCTGGTGACGGGTATGTGCGAGTGGATTCAAGTAACGCTGGCTCTGAGGCTATTTTTTGGGCTAGAGCCACAACCACAGGCTATTCTACGCTACAGTTTGGCGACCCTGATGATAGCGATGTTGGCTGGATAAAATACCAACACTCTAACAATTCAATGGCTTTTCGGACAAACGGTATTGAACATATGCGCATCGACAACGTTGGTAACTTGCACGTTGGAAAAACCGTTACAGGAATTGCAACCGCTGGTTTATCTTTGCGTGGTGACGTTAACGTGGCACAATTCACTAGAGATGGCGGTGACCCACTTAATTTAAATCGTTTGACTTCCGATGGCGACATAGTAGGTTTTTACAAAGACGGCACGATTGTGGGGAGTATTGGGAACAGCGGAACTCAGCTCACAATTGATAGTTCTAGTAATCTAGTTTTAGAGGCTAACTCAGGGGCTTCAAATGTTATTACACGAGGAAGGTTAAGACCGCTTGTAGATAACACAGATGACATTGGTTCAGCTGATAGACGCTTCAAAGACCTCTACCTCTCTGGCGGTGTCTATGTGGGCGGCACTGGTTCGGCTAATTATCTGGATGACTATGAGGAAGGGACTTGGACGCCAGCGTTTAATCTAGTAACCGTAACCCACACAGCGCAATATGGTCGCTATGTCAAAATCGGAAGGCTAGTCTATTGCAAAGCAAGAATTGAAGTGTCTTCTATTGATAATCTGGATGGGTCTGGTATTCAGATTACTGTACCTTTTACGGCAAATAGTGGTACGGCTCAAGGTGGTGCGGCAACTACTTTTGCTTACGATAGTCAAAATTCAACACTAATGGATGGCTCTCACGCTGATGTTCACGGGGCTTATGTTTCTGGAACTACTTTTGCCGTGACTAATGACAGTGGCGGTAATATGACATATTCCCAATTAACACAAACTAGCGGCATCTTTCAATTTGCATTTACTTTTGAAGCAACAACCTAACCTGATTGGATATCAGGTCGGACAGTCCAACCATCACAGGAGATAAACAGATGGCATTAACAGAAGAAACAATTCAAGACAAAATCGAAATCGTAGGCGACTACAAGCACGTTCAAGTACGCACCGCAACGGTCATCAAGCGTGATGGCGTTGAGATTAGCCGTAGCTTTCACAGGCACGTTGTAGCACCTGACGCTGACATCACAGGCGAAAGCGCAGAGGTACAAGCTATTTGTGCGGCGGTGCATACACAAGCAGTCAAGGATGCTTATGCGGCGCATCTGGCAGAACAGGAGTAAATAAATTATGGCAACCTACACTTGGGATTTCCCACAAATCGACACAGCCCCCACAGAGGGTTCTTTAACAGATATAGCCAAAGCTATTCATTGGCGTTTGATAGCTACACACGACACAGCCACAAACGATGAAGGCCAGCCGCTTTCTGTCAGTGCGTATGGTAGTGCTGGTGTTGGCGAAGCTAATCCCGACAGCTTTACAGCGTTTGACAGCCTGACTAAAGAACAGGTGAAGGGCTGGGTGTTGGCAAGTCTGGACAAGACCGAAGCTGAATTACAGGCTATGCTTGACCAACAGCTAGACAATCTCATCAGTCCACCCACTGTGGGCAAACTTCCAGCAGGGTGGTAACAATGGAAATGGGTTTCTTAGCTGACGTTCTTATAGGTGTTATAATCGGTGGTGGTGCTTGGTACATTAATCACCTGACCGCAAGGATTGGTCGGCTTGAGGAGCGCATCAATTCCACCAGAGAAACTTTCATCCACAAAGATGAGATGTCAACTATGATGGGGCGTATCGAGGATAGGTTTGCTAGGTTAGAAGACTTGTTGCATCGGTTGATGGAAAAGTGAGCCAGTTTCTTGTCATCTTTGTTATCCTGACGCAACAGATGACATTTGTTATAAAGCCTTACGACTTAGATTATTGCCCCAGTTACGAAGAAGCAAAAGCAAATATGTCACATTTATACCAACAATATGATGTGGGATATTGGTCGTACCAGTGTTTCAATCGAGGCAGTAATGTGTAATGTCAAATTTTGTAGTGGCATTTTCGCTGGTGATGTATTTGGGGACAGGTGATGCTAGAAGAGCTATTGATACAAATCTCCAATTTTATAATGTGGATGATTGTAATTATTTTGCATCTCGCCTCGCTAAACGATACGGCAATTACAGCCATATAGATTTTATTGACCCAAGAGATAGGGTTACGACATACTGTATTCCTAAAGCATACGACCCTAGCTTAGTGGAGATATTCTGATGTTAGCTGAGTTAGCCGCCGCTAATGCCGCCTTTGCTGTTATCAAGCAAGCCGTTACCAATGCCGGGGATGTGGCTAGGGCTGGCTCTGCGCTTACCTCTTTCGCCACAGCTAAGGAAGACTTGGAAAAGAAACTGCGCGGCAAGAACAAGGCCGCCGCAAACCAGTCAGACCTAGAGGCCTTCCTTGCGTTAGAGCAAATCAAGCAATATGAGAAAGACCTCAAAGAGATTATGATTTATACAGGTCGCCCCGGCTTGTGGGCAGACTGGCAGGGGTTTCAAGCTGAAGCTAGGAAAGAACGCCGCGAGGCAGAATTAAGGGCAGAACGGCGCAAAGAGTTTATCACTGAGATTGTTATTGGTTTTCTCGCAACGATAATATTTATTGGGATAGTTGGAACGGCGGTTTATGTGCTTCGGGGATAAATGATAACAGAAACCACGGTCGGCTTAATCGGTGAATATCTGACTGCCGCATCGCTTTTGCAGATGGGCTGGCGCGTATCGATGGCGGCGCAAGATAAGGTTGATCTGGTCGCGTGGTCTGGACAAGAGTTTATCCGCGTTCAGTGTAAATCATCGCAATCATATCAGCGCAAGAGTTCTAGCGGCTATCAGTTTCAGCTAGGATCAGGTTCAAAAAAGAAGATACTGCCAACGGTGGAAGATTATGATATGCTTGCTTGTTGCGCGATTAACCAGCGCAGAATTGTGTTTTTCGCAACCGAACAGGTTCAACAATACACGAAACGTTTCACATACCGCTATTTTGAAAATCCCGATGTGGAAGAAGATAGCTTTAACAAAGCGATTGAAATCATAAGAGGTAGATAATGGATTGGTCTAAATATCCGAACTTCACGAAAAAAGAGTTCGATTGTCAAGAAACCGGCGAAAACCATATGCAAGAGGCGTTTATGGATAAGTTACAGGAATTGCGAACCGCCTATGGTGCGCCTATGCGCGTCACTAGCGGCTTTCGTGATCCCCGACATAGTATCGAAGTGTCTAAGTCTGCGCCCGGAGTACACACGCGCGGTTGCGCCGTTGACATAGCTTGTGACGGTCAAGATGCTTACGAAATAATGAAGATTGCCTTAGAATTAGGCTTCACCGGCATCGGCGTTCAGCAACGCGGCTCATCGCGTTTCTTGCATCTGGACACCTACACCGGCGATCCACGTCCTAACGTATGGAGTTACTAAAATGTTGAATGTACTGAATAGCATCTTAGGCGGTGGTGATGTCATCAAGAAAGGTCTTGATCTGATCGATGATATGCACACCAGCACCGAAGAAGAGATCAAGGCTAAGAGCGATGCGAAAATAGCCCTAATGAATTCGTACGCACCATTCAAGATTGCCCAAAGATACCTTGCTCTTATGTTTGGCGGCACGTTCTTGGGCAGTTATATGATCGTGCTAGGAATGACGATATCCGGATATGGTGATCCGGATGCCGTCACTAAGGTGATGGAACAATTCAGCATCAATTATGCGATGCTGATTATTCTTGGTTTTTACTTCGGCGGCGGTGTTGTCGATAGCTTCAAGGCTAAGAAATAACCTTCAGCGTTAACGTCTTTTGCCGCGATATGGTTTCAGGTTTAGCCGGTACAATCTTTTCCGGTTGCGCCCGAACCTTTCGCATAGGCCATTTGACGATATAACGCTTGCCAGCTATTTCCGCTTCACCTTCAGCCGCTTCGCCTAGCACCTCTTTAATAGATGCTTCGAGTTCATCGATGCGGCGTTCCGCTTCTTTCTTATCGTCTTTCGCTTGCGCCAAATCTAGCAATAGCTTCTGACCGCCTTGGATCGATGCGAAATCTATCGCTGGAACGCTTTCAGAGGCCGTAGGATAGGCGTTATTGCCATCCTCGCTAGATACTACCGGATAAGGTTCTTTATCGGTTCTGCGGCGTTCAAACACGCTTATCGCATCGATAATGCGGCTTTGCATTTCAGTATCAGCTTTATAGACAAATATCCGAAGTGCCACGCCTTGATAGAGCGTTGCGATTGCGCCCCAACTGAAGCCGGTACACATCATCTGCGCCTGTATCTGCCAAAGGCCGCGATAGGCGGCTGGACGTTCTTCTGGTGGCGCGCTGGTTAGTTTAGCCTCTAAACAGCCCCATCCATCAACATCAATAGAACCGTCTTCAGTCATAACATAAATACCGTTATTTGGATCGGTCTTGATCGTGCCGGTGAGTTTTCCCATACCGTCAAGCGATGCGGCAAGCATCACGCCTTTACAGAAGAACGGTTCATTAAGGTTTAGATCAGCCTCGATGATACCTAAACGCTGACAAGCGGTCTTTAGGATATACGGTTCAAGCGCATCGCCGTGATGCGTTGCCTCATTACCCTTAAAGGTTTCGGGATCAGGTTCACCGTTATCTAAAGCGATGATCCGCTTCAGATGTTCGTTTTGCGTCTTATAAGGTGATAGCCCCATAATCACCGGAACGACCGATGCGCTGATCATATTGTCAGGTGTTAATTTACCGACCATTTTACATACCCCCAAAGTAAGCGATTGCGCCCCACCACGTCAGGTAAGGGTTTCCAGTTATGTTAAGCCAGCCCATCACGAAGACAGCCCCGGCAAGATAAGCGATAAATTTAAGCATCTGTAATCTCCATAAAATCACTGATGAAAAAATCATCGATGTTGTCGCACAGTTCTTTATTGTTCATATTCTCAATAAGTAACTGTGCG